GCATAAATACTGTAGTTCCATCTGATTCAAATACTAATCTTTCAGAATGCTTAGGAGATATTACTAGAGATCTTCCTTCTTCCATAATTTCTGCCTTATTCGCAAATACATGTCGTCTCCTATATTTTGAACTAGCAGGGACAAAAGAAGTGGAAGGCTTAAATGAGTGTGAAATTGTAAAGGATAATCCATCTTGAGAAGATAGGTTTAGATTAAATAGACGTGCTGATTTATCTCCAACTCTTTTCCATTCATAGACATGATGTAATGATTTAGGCTTACTTCTAGCCAAAGCATCAATATATTCGCCAAAGTCTTTGTCGATCTGTTTAAATATTGTTGCAGAAAATTTAGATTGGAATTGTTTATTCTGTGTAAGTTTTGATATTACACTTGCGTTGTAATATAGGTATGCTGATATTTGGGCTACTGTACTATCTTTAAGAACAGTTCCTTTACTTCCCGCCATCAGTCTTTCTAAACCGCTAGCAGCTTGAACCAACATTGCGCTATTGTCCAATTTGCTGATTCTCCGATCTTCGCATTGCTGAGTTATATCCAATAATTCTTCCAAATGGATCTGTTATTGGAGTTACTCCAACTACTTCAAATACAGTTGGGGTATCGCTAGGAAAATTAATCTCTGTCCAAATAGGGGTATCATGTTGATCTCTAATGTTAGTAACTTTTTCTCTTGCAGTTAATCTGTCGGTAGTTCTAACTTGGATCTGCTGGTCATTTTTATATCTGTTATCAAACACCTGCTTATCGCTAGATCTTGTTGTTGCAGAGTTGCTAATAATTCCTTTAGCGTGGCAGTCTACTGTTCTCTGATATATCCAGGCTTTTTTAATAGCACCAGTATCTGGATCTTGCTCGTCTAATTGACGATACACGTCCATTCTCATAGAAAGAACTGATTCTATAATACCTTGCATCAAATTAACAAAACTTTAGAAAGGACATAATCTGAAAGCAGTTGATCTGCATACAAATTTCCTGTTCCAGAAGTTGCTCCGCTTCCGTACTCAAAATCCCAGTCAAATGTGGAGATTTTGTTTACATATTTCTTACGCCATAGATTATCCTTTGAGAAATAATCCTGCATTAATTCTATTGTTGCAGACTCTACCTCATCTGGTACATCTGCATAACCAAACTGGGCATATACTTTATATCTATATCCTAGTCCAAAAATTCCTGATGAATCGTGAATTGATGGAGGAACCATACCGTTTGCAGTGTATACAGTATTGTCTACCATTGCTGCTCTATTTACACGGAGTCCAAATCCACTTTCTGTAATATCTAATTGATAATTCCAATTGTCGACATTGTTTAAATTATCTACCAATAAGACATCGTTTTCATATAATGAATGCAATGTATTTATTTTAGCTGGAAGGGCAAGGGTATCTGAATCTGATCCATATAGGTTATAGACTTCATTGTATAGGAAGAACTTTTGTCCTGTATACCCTTCGATTACTTTACGAGCATATCTTTCAGAATCTACAATTTGATTGTAGGTTTTATAATTAGGGTCTGACGGGTCATTGCCAAAATCTAGTTCTCCGTATGCCTGAGCTAAATCTACATATGGCTGTACTACATATAATTTATGTTCTCTAGTTTGATTTTGTCCGCTTACGGTATATGTCCATACTAGTTTTAAATCTCTTGTTTTTAGAGTTGCGTTTGTTGGCAATAAAACTTGATACACGCCAATTTCTGTTTCAAGTTTTTCTGCAGTAAGATTATAAATCATTGTAGCTGGATTTATTGGATTTACTGGATCCAGGGTTACGTCAAATACCGCTACTGTTGGCAGAGCATCAGCATCGGTAGGTTCACCTCTCCAAAAGATTTTATGTCTTACTGGATTGGTCGATCCTACATATAACTCCATTTTTTATGGGGTTTAATTAGTGGTAGTATTCCTGTACTTCTTTAGGAGTAGCTAATCTAAACCCGTCCTCCTTGTCAAAAATTTGTTGAGCTTTATCTTGGCTCATTGCCACAAATGGATGCTCTTTTGTAAAGCTGAATCCTAAAATATCATAACGGAAATTATCTCTTTCCATCTTGACAAGGACATCTTCTCCAGACTGCTCTTTCTTTTCATTTCTTACAATTGTTTGTTCTGACATATCTTCTGTCTCTTCTTCTAGTGTTTCTACGGTTTTTTGGTAAACCGCCCAGGTTACTCCCTCTTCTGAGAGCGCTGCAATAATATCTGTTTTATTCTTTAAATTGTTAATATCAACCCCAAAATCTTCGGCTACTTTTTTAAGGTCAGATACCTTCATTGTCTCAAATGACATTAATACTCCTCATTCCGTGTAAATCAATTATAGCATTAAGAAATTAAAATGAAAAGCCCCCCAGAATTATCCAGGGGGCTTTATTGCAGATCTAAATCCTATAGATTAGGAAGCGACCTTAACGTTCTTTACAACTACCCAAGCATCTGGTTGCTCGATTTGAACGCCTACACGAGTATACATTGTGTACTCGATGGAGTCCTTACGTGGCCAGAAGAATCGGTATACAGTTACGTCACGCTTGATACCAATAACTACGTTATTTGGGAATGTCAAGTGTACGTCACCGTGTGAACCTGATGTACCTGTGTAATCGCCAGCTTGTGTCTCAGGAAGTAGTGGAACCTCAACAATTGGAATACCAAATGCATATGGTGCTACGTATCCTGCTGGACCGCTAACTGGTGCTACGTCTCCACGGATGATGCTTGAAGCGATATCCTGTGGGTTTACGTTCTGGATATTTCCAGATGTAGCATATAGATAATCTTGGATCAAGTTTGAACCTGCCAAGAAGCGAAGGTCTGTACGACGTTGCTTGTACTTACGTGGAAGAGCCTTAAGAGCTGCGTTGAATGTTGCACGAGAAATTCCAGTAGCAACACCGTTGTCAACAACGTGTGCTGTGGCCTTTGCCTTTGCAACTACACCTTGGAATGCAGACATTAAGCCTGATCCTGAGCCTGTACCGTTAAGGACTACGTCCTCAATATCGTTACCTGCTTGTGTTGCCATCAAACGTGCAATATGATCTTCAAGATCTGCACCTTCGATGTTGTCTTCTAGTGACTCTGTTGAAAGCTCCCAGTCAAGGCGAAGCTTCTTTGTGGTTAGAGAGATCTTTGAGAAAGTTACTGCTGCGTTAGAACCTGTTTGGTCTGCCTCAGCTGCAACTGTCATTAAGCGTTCTCCAACGCCAATGCGATCAATTTCAGTGGTGTCTGCTCGCATGCGAACAGTACGAGCCACTTTACCGATTACGGTTGCGTCGAACATGTAGTCCAAGAAACGTGCTGATTGCTCAGGGTTGAGTAAACCACCCTTTTCGCCACCAGAGCCTCTGTGAACACCAGTTGTTGGAGCGCCAGAACCTGTAAGTCCTGTTGCTACGACTGTATCAGCCGCAACTGTTTTTTCTAATAGTTCATTGCTCATTTTTTTTATTTCACCTACCTTAGTTTAGTTAAAAATTTCCTGTACGGAACCGAGGAAAGAACCGTTCCATTTTGATTTCTTGATTGTTACTTCCTGAGACCCGCCAAGGTCTGAGGACTTCTTAATTGCAGTCTCTGATTCAACTGCATCGACACGCTTTTCTACCCCATCAATCGTGCTCTTGATGTCTTCTACAGCCTTTGAAAGGGCTGCATGTTGTTCTGCTAATTCTGAAATTCGAGTATCTACGCTCTTGCTGAATGTTTCAACAGTCTCTTTGATTGTTGTAACTTGAGCTGCGTTTGCCTCAGATGCTTTTGCAAGTGTATCTGAGAAGAATCCCTTTAGATCACCGAGCATCTTTGCAAAATCAGGTTCATCAACCTCAACTTCTGATACGTCGGCTGCTTTTTCCAGAACTTCGGCAGAAGCGTCTGCTACTGCATCAACTGCAGGAGCTTCTTCGACAGCAGGTGCTGCTTCTGCAGCTGGAGCTGTCTCTTCTACAGCGACAGTAGTTTCTTCAACTGCTGCAACTGTTTCTGTGTTTTCTGACACTTCATTACCTCCTTCTGCGTTTGCCTGTTTTGCAATTATTTGTGTATCAGGCAACGTCAATCTTGATTTCTTAAATGAATCAAGAATTCTATCTATCTCTTTCGACTTGTTGACGTCATTACTCTCTACCCATCCAATTAATGTTGCAGGCTTGCCTGTAACTGGGGAGTCATAAGACGCATCAGTTGAAATAAAAACTGAGTCGGACTCTTCGCAATAAAAAATATTTTCTGTAATTGTCTCTGCAGCAATTCCTTTGAATACAAGTTGGCCATTCATTTTCTGAATAGACAAAATGTTGCAAAGCTCGTTTGCTGGTGAGTCTACTACTGACAACTCAATTAAAGAATAATCTTTAATAAAACGAACTGGCTTACCAGTAGCCTTATTAACTTCATTCTCTGAATCGAGAATCTTTCCGCCAATTGAAAATCCTTGAAGGGTTCCGTCAAGAATTTTCTCCCACGTATCTTGTGCACCTTTTGAAATATATGCGTCTACATAAACTCCATTGTAAAATTCTTTTGTTGTTGGATCATAATATGTCTCTGGCTTAAATGAAACCATTTTGCCAACTGCATGTGATCCATGCATCTCACGAATATTGCCACGGAAATTTTCAAAAGCTTTGATGCTTGCTTCCTGTGTAACAACATCGCCTGTTTGATCTAGATTGTCTAATGTAGCAAAACCAGACACTGTACGTTTTTCACGATTTACTTTTGTGAAAGGTACGGATAGGCTGATATTCTCGCCATGCGAAGACCATAAAGATTTCTCAATATTCATATGCTTAATTTTATCTTTTTAAATATAAAAAGGCAAATAACTAGTTGCCTAATAATTATTCGGTGACTCTACCCTCACCTTGTGGATTTCTGGCCTCCCCTGAAATATCAGGTGAATTATTGTCTCTTTCCTGGTCCCGACGTCTACTATTCTGGGCTTGGGCTCTTATTTCTGCCTGTTGCTGTGGTTTTAGTACTACAACCTCATCGCCAGTATCTAGAGGAACCATACCCTTACGAATTCTGATTTCGTTAGGTGTGATTACCTGCATTCTCAAATATCTCTCATCAATCTTAGACATAGTATCTTCATCTGTAAGAGCTAATTCGTTGAATTTGATTTCTAGAGCATCTGTCATTTCAGAGATTAATCTATTTAGTTTCTTCTCAAGGATGTCCTGTGCTGGACGACATACCTGCTCTTTAAATGTCTTATCTGCATCTCGTGCTGCTGCTAAATTGATTCCTTCTGGAGTTCCAATCTTATTAATTGGAGTTCTGTGAGCCATAAGAATTTCATCACGGTTCATCTTACGATATGTATTAAAGGATGAGTCTTGAGTTCCCGCCTCAACTGGCTCCATCTTAAATTCAACCTTTTGATCTGGTGAATCTGCTGGAAGAGGAATATACAAAGATCTGTGATTCTTTCCTCGTAGTCCAACCTGGAAGAATTCTAGAAGCTTTCGCTCTGATTCATTTGAAAGCTTGGCACCCTTTACGGTAATAATATATCGTGGAACAGCCTTGTTCTCAAAGTAGTCAAGATTATACTTGGAAGCAAACTCATTTCCCGCCATCGCATTTGAGGCTGCTACGATATCTGGAATTCCGTAGTAGTTATTTTGTGGGGTATATTTCTTTACATGAATAATTTCGTTTGGTCTATCTAGACCGCCTGCAATTGGGTTAGGGGTTTCTTGATCTCCAAAGTTACGGAAGAATACTGCCTTGCCGTATAGCAATTGAATAAAACCATCTCGCAAACGACGTACACGCATAGTCTTTGCTGGGATATGTCCGATATATCCGATCTTGCCAGCAGATGTTCTACCAACCTCTAGATATCCATTTCCTGTTGCTTCTACGTCTGTATAAAACTTAATAAGAGTTTCTTTAAATGTTTCTTCTTCGTTGCAATCTTCTAGCCACTCGTGTAAATCTTGACGTAGTCTATTTAATTTACGACGGGCTCTTTCTAATTGGACATCATTCTCAATGCCGTCCATTGCTTCAACTGTTTTACGAGTCTCAATAAAATCAAAACCTAGTCCAACAATGTTTGCTACTTTAGCGTTGATTGCAGCATAGTTGTATGGAGATATTTCATAAACTTGTGATAAATATTCTAAATTGTATGGTGGCTCAATAAGGTCAAACATTGCATAGCCAGTAATTGCTTGTGCAAGAAGATTCTGTTGTGTGCCAGTTCCATCAATACCAGTAAATCTCTTTTGTAGATCTCTGTTCATTTTACGACGGAATGTTGGACTTAGTCCAGAAACTTTTACTAGATCTTCGCCTTCGATCTTAAATGGGTCATTAGTCTTTTGTGTAATTGGGCTATTGAATTTTACCCAGTCGGCAGCATTAGAGATTTGAATCTCTTCTGTATTATCGTCTTCTATGTGATCCATTATTGTTTACCTGCTTTTTTCATTTCGTCTTTATAATTTCCAATATCCAAAGGATCTGGAACTAGACCCCAATTGAGACGTTGTTTCTGATATTCAAATTCTTCGTCATCAATCTTTCTACGCCCTGATAAAAATTTAGGAGTCCCTTCATAGATTCCAAAGGACCTAACGGTATTTGCCAAAGCATCGATCTTTGCTTTATTGTTTTTCATGGCGGTCACAGAAAGATAATTTCCGTCATCATCACCAATCCATCTACCGTCTGGCATTTCCCAGACATATATACCTAGGCGGGTCTCTTCTTCAGCAGATGAATATTTTATCTTTCCAGTGTCCATAGGTTTTTATTTTACCACTTTCTACGACCTAAGTCCAGCTTTTTGTCAGATTAATTGACAAATTTATACAGATTGTAGAACAATCCAGTCATTATTATAATATACAGGTTGTAATTCTGTCAGGGTAATGGCAGATTCTGTGACTGTGTCAACAGGTTTTCCTGTGTAAAGTTCAAAATGAGTTTCTACTTTTGAGGCTGACAGGGCATCTTCGTATATTGCAATATGCTTATATAGGTTGCTTGGGCCTCCAGATGTCTCATAATTAAATTTAAATGTGCCCGTGATGGCATTTGTAAATACTAGGACTAGATGGCTAGGCTCTTCTTCTTGGAAATAATTAGTTATATTAGTAGCCGACGATACATCTACCCCGTTTATATAGACATAGGCTATATTGGCCTTAGAAATGGCTCCAGAGCCGTTCCAGGCGAATCTGGTAGTTGTTCCACCAGAAGCATAGAAAAGGGTGTTAGCGGCCAAGCTAGCGGGTGTAAAGAACATCTCTACAGACTTTATAGGGGAGGCGGTAGTCAAATCAAATCCAGACCCTGTTTTAGGCCTAATTCCATTCATGTAATTTCGAGATAGAATAGGATAATTTAATGATCCTAAATAATAATCTGTTGTAGAGGTTATCTTATCCCCAAAGTTATCGGCAAATATTGTCCTGTCTGAATAGAAGGTTATGCAGAAAAATGATAGTTGAGGCAGGAATTTGCTGGCATCTGTCGTAGACATGGTAATTCTGATATATACCTTGCCGCTTGAATCAAATGAATCTTTTGTATATTGAGGCAAAGGTTGTCCATTGGTGCAGGCAGAATAGGTAATTCCATCTACGCTGGATTCTACTGTAACCCCCAGATCATTCCGCCACTCAATCTTAGAAGTAATTAATCCTATTTGTGATGGGATAAGGAAATAATCATTAATTATAAAAGTCTTAGACTGTACGGTATCTGTCTTATAAAAAGAGACATATCCTCTG